CAATAAGCACAACCAAAATCAAATACTTCCATGGATCCGGAGGTGGAGGAGTAGTTACCAAGGGAGCACTCAACTTGACTCGAGCTCTTGAGATGTATGAGGATTTTGATGTGTTCACGATGGGACACATTCATGAGAACGCATCCAGGAACGATGTGAGAGATACAGTGATTCACTCACCAAAGCATGGATATGTGAACTATCATAAGAATATTCACCTCATGCTCACCGGAACATACAAAGAGGAGTATGGTGATGGCTCAAAAGGATGGCATATTGAGAGAGGAGCTCCCATTAAACCAACCGGAGGAAGAATCTTAACAATCGAATGCAAAGAATTCTTTGGTGGAGGAGTGAGAAAAATGGTAAAGAATATCGATTCAATCAAATTTCCTTTGTAACTTAGCAGTACTTTTCATTCATAGCGTGTGTTAAGAGGGGTATCGGAAACGGTATCCCTTTTTTTATGGTTATAGCCTTACAAATCACATCATTAATTCAAGGTATAACCTGATATTTGTGACATTTCACACCTTATCGGGTATAAATAACCTCAATTCATATACATTAATACCTTATCGGGTATAGCATTCACAATTATTTTGTTGAAAACTGAAAAAAAAGTTAAAAAAGTTTTGCAGTTATGAAACCTTTTGTATCTTTGTCGGGTATAACACACAAAACAACGCTATGAAAAAGAAAGAAATGATTGAAATTTTACTCCAGGAGGAGAGAAGATTGTGGAATGACCTTCAGTACTGTATGAATACAGTTGGAGTCAATGATGATGCTACCGATTGGGCAACAGCTCGATGGGCAGTGGTACATAATTTAGTTCAAAAACTTGGATTGAAATGAGAAAATTAAACGAATCACAAAACGAGGCATTGAATGTATTCATGCCGGTTGCATTATTCTTGATTGTAATGCTTTATTTTATCTCAACCACACCAAACTATATCAAAGAGGATAAAGTCATTCAGGACATCCCTGAGCACACTCAATCAAAGGTATTGGATGCATATGGAGAATTGATAATTAAACACACACAAAAATGAATTGGAAAAAAGAGATAGATCGCATTGAATTGGACTTCACCGATGTGGACCATTCATCCATGGTTGCCAATTATAAACTTGGTGCAATATACTTCCGAATTGATATTGATTGGTGGAAGAGCAATTATGATTTTGAAACCGCTCGATATGATATTGATATCAATGTCAAGAGTGGAGTGTGGTGGACCGATGAATTCCCGGATGATAAGGTCATGGAATTTGCTCCAGGATACAAGGAATGGATGCTCAACATGATTGAGTATCTCATGGATGAAGTTGACTTCCTAAGTGAGTACACTTGGGGAAATGATAATGATGAAATAGATTGGGAAGAATATGGTATTTAACATTCAAAGAATGGTCAAGTTTTGGACCGGCAAAACTAACCGATATGATAAAGGAGGGAGCTTCAACCTTGAGTTGTATCTCCGAATATGTGAAATCAAAATGAATCAAAAGTTATGACACCAAAAGAAAAAGCACAAGAATTAGTATTAAAATATTCAAGAATCAAAACGCACAAAATGTTTAATGGATGGTGTCACAAAATTACCGCACAACAATGTGCATTGATTGCAGTTGATGAAGTTTTAAATCTTGACCTTCATGATGTTGGAGATTATAAAGATTTTGATACACCATCTGAATGGTATATCAGTTATTGGATGGAAGTTAAACAAGAAATTGAAAAGCTATGAACTACAAATTAACGTACACAATCGGAAAAAGAACAGTACAAGAATGGTACTTCCATTCAAAGTCACTTGCATATTGGATGAAATCGGAGCTCCTAATCAAAGGAGGATACGATATGGGGAAATTTAAAGTTGAGGAGGTATGAATCAGCATCGAATCATGAGAGTAATTAAGCTCATTGCATTCCTCCAGGAAAGAGCTCGTCACATTCACACCATTGCCAGGTATCTTGGAATCAGTGAGAGATCAGTATACCGATACCTCAAGATGTATGAGCAACTCGGGTACCAGGTAGAAAAGGATATAAACAAAAAATACTTTATCAAATGAAACCATCAACCAAAATACTCGCAATCGTGGGAATCCTTCCGGTACTTGGTGACTTCATCGAGGACTTAAATGATGAGAAAATCTTCACCAAGGCAATCAAGATGAGAGCTAACCATCTCCTGGATGAGATACGGAAAAGTGATAAGAGATTACTTGATGATGCTGATCAAGATATATGGAATCAGCAAATGGATATACAAATGGCATTCAGACAATGGTTAAAACAAGCGGAAGATGACAAAGAACGATAAAATAAAAGCAATCAAGAACATTATCCAAAGAGATGGATTAGGTGTAAAGAGTCGATACCAGGTATTGACAATGAGGAGAAGGTATCTGATGGCTGAATTGAGAGGATTGGATCTCCCATTTCAATCAATCGGTGAACTATTCAACCGAGATCATGCAACTGCAATACATAACATAAAGCAACATAATTGGGCAATTGAGAGTGGTGATTTATATTACATATCAGTCATTCAGGATGATATCGATGAGCTTCAGGGCAGTCCTAATGTAAAGAAATTACGATTTTTGAAAGATGATATCCTTAGATGCAAGTCATATAATCAGCTAAAAGCAATCAAAAGGAGAGTGCTTAGGAATGAATATGAGGAGTTGATATCAAGTGAGGCGTGACAATATGACAATGCTCTTATATACCTACTCTATACAACAAGTCAATTTTTGTGAATGGGCATCGAGTTTTTTTATCGTCGCAGCGTCACGCTTTTGCTCAAAGTCAATACCACATTAGGATATAGGCGTGACAATAACTTTTTTTTCCGTCACGAATTGACATTTTTTTCCTATCTTTGTCACAATTAACACACAAAACACAATGAAAGTATCAGTTTTTAAGAATCTATTTAGCTCAAAGGATACACCATATGAGCTCACAATTCATGAAATTTACCAAAGGATCAAGGTTGGAAATTCTGAATTGATTAACAAAATCAACAAAATACGTTCACTCGATAAGAGTGACCAGGACCATGACCGATTGAAAGCATCACTCAATGCAATCATGTTTAATGGAATATTCTCAGAAAGGAATGACAATTCACTTATTGAGCACTCCGGACTTTGCGTTTTGGACTTTGACCAATATCCATCGAGAGAGAAAATGGATGAGGAGAGAGCTCGATTGATTGATGATATCCATGTGATGATGGTATTCACCTCTCCAGGTGGAAATGGACTCAAGGCAGTGATAAGAATCCCTAAATCGGATAAGCTCGAGCACAAGAGAAGATTCACCGCATTCGGGAAGTACTTCCAATCAGATTATTTTGACGTGAAGAATTCAAATGTATCTCGTGTTTGTTTTGAATCATACGATCCGAAGATATATTTCAATGAGTTTTGCCAGGAATGGGAGGGAATTGAAACCGATGAGGGATACAATTATACTGAAAGGACTCCAATTTGCGTATTGAATGATGAGGATAAGATAATCAGCTTGATTGAACGCTTTGACCATGGATGCCGATTCGAGGAAGGCAGTCGCAATCACTTTGTATTCAAATTGGCTTGTGTACTTTGTGAGTATGGCATCGATAAGTCAACAACTGAACAGTACATATGGACCAAATACTGCCAAGGCACGAGCTTCAACCATGGTGAGATGGTAACATCAATCAATTCGGCATACAAAAAAGCGACATTTTCAACCAAATACTTTGAGGATAAGGATACATTCCATAAGGTCAAACAAAAACTCAAGTCGGGAATTGCAAAGGATGATATCAAGAAACAACTTGGTGTGGCTGATGATATTATCGATGATATCAAGGAAGAGATTGCATCCGGTGATGATGTTTTTTGGATGGTTGACTCAAAGAAAGGAATCCAAATAGAGCCAATCAAATACAGTGAGTTCCTGGTGAAGAGTGGATTCAACAAATACTATCCGGAGAATGCTGAAAGACCTACATTTGTCCGAGTGAAAGAGAACAAAGTCCGATTGAGCTCAACTGAGCAAATAAAAGATTATGTTTTGAACTATCTTCTCGATAAAAATGAGGTATCGGTATGGAATTACTGCTCAAGATCACCATATCTCTTCAATGAGAATCACCTCAATATGATTGACTCGATTGATATTCATATGCTCCAGGATGCAAAGGATATCTCATACATCCCATTTAAGAATGGAGTGGTGAAAGTATCCTCAAAGGATGTCAAGGTCATGAGTTATATCGATGTGGATGGATACATATGGGAGAATCAAATCATTCCACGAGATTTCACATCAATCAAGGACTCAACTAATGACTTCCAAGATTTCGTATCAAAGGTATCAGCTGATGACAAAGAGAGAATCCTTGCACTTGAGTCAACGCTTGGATATCTCATCCATTCCTTTAAAGATAAGACCGATCAGAAAGCAATCATCTTCAATGACCAAGAGATTGATGATAATCCGAATGGAGGAAGTGGAAAGTCATTGATGTTGGCAGCTCTCGGATACTTCCGAAGAGTAGTGAAGATTGATGGTAAGGCATTCAATCCTGGAAAGAGTGATTTCGTTTATCAGCGAGTGAACTTGGATTCTCAGATTCTTGCATTCGATGACGTGAAAAGGAACTTTGATTTTGAGCAATTGTTCTCAATCATCTCGGAAGGAATAACGGTCAACCGAAAAAATAAGGATGAGATATTTATCCCATTTGACCGATCACCGAAGATTGTCATCACAACCAATTATGTGATAAGTGGTGCCGGGAGCTCACATGACCGGAGAAGGCATGAGCTTGAGTTCTTTCAGTACTTCCATTCAAGACGATCACCACTGGATGAGTATGGGAGATTGCTATTTGACTCATGGGAGGAGGATGATTGGATTCGCTTTGACAATTACATGATAAAGAATCTTCAATTGTTCCTTGCAAATGGATTGACCAAATCAATCTCAATCAATGCGGATGCGAAGAGATTCATTCAATCTACATCGAAGGACTTTTATGATTGGACTGAGGAAGGCAACCTTGCACTCAATATATTCCATTACAATAGTGGAGTGATGCAACAGTTCACATCCGAATTCAATGGATGGAAGGATCTTGAATCGAGAAGATTCCTCAAGTGGGTAGCTGAATTTGCTAACTACAAAGGATATAACTTGAATAAAGGAAGGAATCACAATGGAAGGTACTTTGAGTTGACTGTACCAGGTGTGAAGGTTGAGAAACCAAAGGATGATATTTGGGATGAGTTAAACGATAAAGCAAAAGAGATATGACCAAACAAAACAAAGAACGCCTCAAGGACCTCGAGAGAGCTCTCACCAGGGCGAAGTATCCAAAATTGCCATATGTGGATTCATTCCTCACCAATTGGCAAGATAATAGTGCAAACGCACTCACCAAATCCATATGCGGATTCCTTCAAATGAGTGGATGCCAAGCGGAGCGAATTAATACCATGGGAGTATATCGCAAAAAGTACCGCACTGATGGAGTGGAGATCGGAGGACAATGGACCAAAGGCACCGGAACACCCGGCTCCGCTGATATCTCGGCAACCATCCGAGGGAGATCAGTCAAGATTGAGGTGAAGTATGGGAAGGATAGGCAGTCCGAAGCTCAGAAAGTATATCAGAAAATGATTGAAGATGCTGGAGGAGTGTACTATATCTCAAGAACTTTTGATGATTTCATCGAATTTTATGATAATTTTATTGCTGAATTAAAATAGTTTAATATCTTTACTGAAATTAACACACACAAAAATGGAAAAGAAAGAGCAAACAGTCGCAACACTGTATAAAAAGTTGCATCTTGCTAAACAGCAAATTGGAAAGGTAGCGAAGAACGCCACGAATCCACATTTCAAAAAGTCGTATGCCGATATCAATGCACTGCTCACCGCAGTCGAGCCAATTCTTTTGGAGAATGGTTTGATATTACTTCAACCGGTAATCGGTACCGATGTGGTGACTCGTATCATTGACATCGATTCAGGTGAAATGGTTGAATCATTCATGACTTTGCCAATTATCACCGATCCTCAAAAGGTATTGAGTGCGGTTACCTACTTCAGACGTGGTACATTGCAATCACTTCTATCCCTTCAGGCAGTGGATGATGATGGAAGCATCGCAACAATAGCAGTGGCTACAAAACCAAAGCTCGAGAATTCAAGATTCGAGGCTGCAGTGGCATCAATCAATGCAGGTAAGTATACCAAGGAACAATTGGTATCTCAATATGATTTAACTGAGTTACAACTTAAAGCATTAGAAGTATGAAATGGCATCCATCCCAAATCGGTAAGCTAATGACAAATGGTCGTGGCAAGAATGACATCGGTGCAACTGCAATCAGTTATATCAAGGATGTAGCGAAGGAAAACTTTTACGGATACCGCACTGAGCTCAATACAAAGCAAATTATCAAAGGTAAAGAGCAAGAGCAAGATTCAATTGACCTTCTCAATACAGTGAGATTCACTAACTATATCAAGAATGATATCAGAGTGGAGAATGAATGGATGACCGGTGAATGTGATATCATCACTGAAGATTCAATCATCGATGTAAAAACTTCCTGGAGCTTGGATACATTCCCGGCATTTATTGAGGATGCTTACAATTCTCATTATGAGTGGCAAATGAGAGCTTATATGATGTTGTATGATAAACCATCAAGCGAAGTCATCCATTGCATGGTAACAACCTCAAATGAGCTATTGAATGAATGGGAGAACTTATCAATCCACCGAGTAGATCACATCGCACCTGAGAAGAGAATCACCGCACTATATTTTGGAAGAGATGAGGAGATTGAGAATCAAATCATCGAGAGGTTGAAGAAAGCAACCGAGATATATAATGAGTATTATTCACTATTAAATGAAAAGTAAAATGAACGCACACGAAGAATTTATCACATCGAAATTGAATCAAAAGAGATTCAAAACAAGAATTTATTCATCAAGAGAGATATCTCAATTGATTGGAATGGAATGTCATCCGGCAAATAAAAGTGGAAGCATGAAAGCGACTCTCACAAATCATCCGGATTGGTTGTTTCAATATGGGAGATCATGGTTATATATTGGGAACTCACAAACCAAACCAATCAAATCAAATCCATTACCTGAGAAAAGAGCTCCTCAAAGAAAAGAGATATCAATATTGTGGGGATTAATCAAAATCAAGTGAAATATTCAATAATTTTCTTGAGTGCATTAATCATTGAGATATGCTCAACTTTTTATGTTCATTACATATCAGAAACGAATGCCATCGGAATGGTGGTGTTCGCTTTTGTTGGTCCATTTCTCGGACTTCCATTCGCTGGATATATGGTTGAATCAAAATTGTGGAGTGAGAGAATTAAGATGGCTTTTGCACTTGCTTTTGGTTATGTAGCGGGAGCTTTAATCGTAATAAATTTAATAAGATGAAAATAACAATCGAACAATATGAGCACACCATCACCTATGAGGTAGCTTATGATGATGTATCAATGGAGCAAATGCTTGAAATCATGGAGAATCTTTTGAAGTGCACAGGATATCGGTTTGATGGGAATCTTGAGATAGTGGATGATAGTGAGGAATATGATGGGGATGAAAATTGGTCAAATAGATTAATGAAAGAAATGAATGATAAACAAAATCAAAGTATTATGAATTTAATAAATTCAAAGCAATTATGAAACAAAACATCCTCGCAGCATTTACGATGATTCTCATTCTTGCAATGATTATCTTGGTGGGTACCGCCATTGCATCACAGGTATTTTTAGGAACATTTTAAACAAATAAATCAAATACAAATGGAGTTAACAGTAACCGGTACAATCAAGATGATTGAGCCAATCAAACAAGTAAGCGACAAATTCTCAGTGAGAATGTTCGTATTAACAGTACCCAATGGAGAGTATCCTCAGGATATCTCATTCCAATTGGCTCAGGACAAATGCAAACTGATCGACAATTATTCACCTGGTATTCCAATCACAGTGAAATTCAATCTGAGAGGTCGTGAGTACAATGGGAAGTATTATAATACTTTGGATGTATGGAATATTCAATCAACACCAATGGTCGATGAGAGCTTTGACGATTCACCTTTCTGATGGTGACACCATTCGTGACTTCATCGAGAAAGAAGTGAGGTCACGAGTATCCAAGCGGTACAAATTATCACATATCGCTGAAGATATGGGAATCACTTACATTAAATTGTGGAGATTCCTAAATGGAGCACCGGTAAATGAAGATTTTTATATCAAATTCTTTAAGTATTATGAGAGATAGATACTTCATTGCCTATGTTGGCACCAAGAATGAAGCTCCTCACATGATCATCAACCGCTTTCAGGATGTGTTGAATGGCATGAATGTAAATTACCTCATCATGATGACAATGGATAGTGATGAGGTATACCTCGAGGAAGTGGAAAGGAAGAAATTTATGGATATGCAATGTCAAATGAATTGAGATGAAAAGAACAAACAAAGAGCTCCAGGACTTATACGATTTCATGGAAACAATGATGGATGAGCTCAAGCCAAACACCAAACGAATCTTTGCTGAAGAACTCAGGACATTTGGTTGGATGCTTTCGGAGGTAGAGATCATCCCCGAGGAGAAACCAATCCAAACCGATCCAATACTCACCAAGGTCATGACCAAGTATTATGACCGCTCAGAACAAGGTATCAAGAAATATGGTACCACATTGGAAAATAATTCCTTACCTTTGATTGATTGGTTGAATCATCTCCAGGAGGAGTTGATGGATGCCACACTTTACATTGAGAAATTAAAACAAGAGATATGACTTACTTAGCTTCACTCGCATTCAGTTGGTTCCTGGTATCCTTTGAGCCAATTCAAATGATATGGGATGGATTGGCAGTGCGAATCAAACCGAGTCACTTGGTCAACTACATTCATGCCGGGCTTGGTTGTTGGAAGTGCATGAGTTTTTGGTCCACATGGATCATCACCGGTGATTTCATTCAAGCAACCATCGTATCATTCATTGCGTTTATCATTGAGGAATGTTTGAACAAATTGAAATAACACTCATCGAGGAGATAATCAACGCAAGTGACTTGGTAAAATATTCCAAGAAATCACTCAAGGCACTTTTCCGGGTATACGATAAGCACAATGGGACCAAAACAACGAATTGCTTTTGTACCTCAAATGATCGCAAAATCATGTACAAACTTTTCACAAACTGGTATGAAACGAATTCTTGACCGGTATATATCGAAGCATTATGATGAGGTATTCAGATATACCAGGTATTTTTGTGCGAAGTACAATCCTCGATTGCAGCCGGATGTGGTAATCAACAACGCATATATCCATTGCATCGATATCGAGGATAATACAACCGATGAGAATAAGGTCAAGAGCTATCTCCTCAACTCAATCAAACGTCAAATACTTTGGCAAAATCTCGATACGAATAAACAAGAGAGGTTGATCTCAAGTGAATTGACAATACCGGATATGCCGGAGGACAATCATGATATCAATCACAAGATACTGATTGAGCAAAAATATCACTCATGGAAGTCATGCGTGGATATATACCGCTCGAGGTTGACCGACAATGTCAAGATCACAGTCCTGGATGCATACATCGTGAAAGGATACAACACCGCAAGGTCAATGGCGAAGTACTTCAATATCACAAATACCTCAGCTCATTACCTGATCACCGAAATAAAACAAGAACTAAAATTGATATACCATGAGAATCAAGAGTGAATATAAAGGGAAGACAATCGTCAAATCAACAACGATTGGAAACATAACAGTCGTAATTGACAATATAGATATAAAGAGGTATCAATATTATGTGTCCATTGGACTCGGATACATCTTTGAGAAGGAATCGGAAATAACAACCGCACCTGAACAATGCATCAAATATGAGGGCATCGAGCAGGAAGTGAGTGCAAAACCGATTCCAAAGAGAAAAAGAAGAGTAAAACCAACACCAGGGAAGGGAGAAGAATAATGGATGCATTCACAAAATACCGAAGGACATTCGCTGAGGATAGTTATTCCGATTATCCGGATTCAGTGAGAAACAATGCAAGGAGAGGAATCGAACTCAATAAAGAGCTCGGTAACAAATGTGCAACTCAAGTTGGAAAATTGAGAGGGCAGCAACTTGCAAACAAAGAGCCAATATCAGTGGATACAATCAAGAGAATGTATTCATATCTCTCAAGAGCTGAGCCAACATTCCAAGATTCAGCTCCGGAGGATTGTGGATATGTTTCATTCCTATTATGGGGAGGAAAGACCGGATTGGATTGGTCCGAAAGTAAACTAAAAGGATTAGGAATAATTTAAGATATGGCAAAGCACAAATACATTGAATCTCCGGAGGCAATGTGGGAACTATTCGAGAAGTATGTGAGATGGACCAAGGAAAATCCTCGGTATCAATACTCATTGAGTAACCGTACCGGAGAGGCAACCGCAATCCCATTGGAAAGACCTTTGAGTCAAGTTGGATTTAGGAGTTTTGCAGCCGATCAAGGAAGTACGGTGACCGATTACTTCTCAAATAAGGAGGGGAGATATTCCGAATATGCCACAATCTGTCATCGTATAGAGGAGGCAATCCGGAGAGATCAAATCGAGGGAGGTATGGTTGGACAATACAACGCATCCATCACTCAACGCTTAAATGGACTCACTGAGAAATCGGACATCACAACCAACGGGAAAGACATCAACGAAATCAAGGTGAACATCATCAAACCGGATGGAGATAAATAGCACCGTAATCTTTGAGAAGAACTATCAAGCTCTCCAGGATAAGGATATACGGTTTATAATTAATGAGGGAGGATCAAGGTCATCCAAGACCTATTCCCTTTGTCAAATGATAATTGTCTACTCTCTCCAAAATAGGGGGAAGGTTACCTCTATTATCCGAAAGACGTTCCCGGCATTGAGAGCTACTGTGATGCGTGACTTCCTGGAGATCATGAAGGAGATGGACTTGTATGATGTCAACTCCCACAATAAGAGTGAGCACATCTACACCTTCCCTGGTGTTTGTTTTACTCTTCTTTTTCTCTTTGGAATCGGTTTTGCACTCACTTCCTGCTCGATGCCCTCATATTTGATGCATTGTTCAGGTGCGGTTGT